TCCAGAACTTTAATAGACTTAGGTTATATGCTAGAGGCGAGCAGCCAATACAGAAATACAAAGATGAATTATCAAATAATGGCGATTTATCTTATTTAAATTTAGACTGGAAACCGATACCTGTTCTATCTAAGTTTGTAGACATAGTCGTTAACGGTATGACTGAAAAAGGTTATGAATTAAATTCATTTGCTTCAGATCCTTTTGCTTTAAAACAGCGTACTGACTTCGCATCTAACGCTATGCGTGATATAAAAAACAAAGCTAGTATAGATCAATTGTCTCAAGCTACTGGTCAAAACTTTTACGCTTCAGCTGATCCAGAAAACTTACCTAGAGATAAAAATGAGTTAGACCTTTTCATGCAGCTTAATTATAAGCAAAGCATAGAAATAGCAGAGGAGGAGGTTATAAATAATGTGTTAGATGCTAATAAGTTTGACGAGACTAAAAAACGTTTAGCTTATGATCTAACGGTGTTAGGTATATCTGCTGTTAAAACTAGTTTTAATTTATCAGAAGGTATAACTATAGATTATGTTAATCCAGCTAATTTAGTTTATTCAGCTACAGATGATCCTAATTTTGAAGATATATATTATGTTGGTGAAATAAAGAGCTTAACACTTCCAGAGATTAAAAAGCTTTTTCCTAATTTAACTAATGAAGAGTTAGAAAGAATACAAAAATATCCTGGTCGTCAAAACTACGCTCAAAGCGATTGGCAAGTTAATAGCGATGTTAATCAACATCAAGTTTTGTTTTTTGAATACAAAACATATCAAGATCAGGTATTTAAAATAAAACAAACAGAACAAGGTTTAGAAAAAACCTTAGAAAAACAGGACACGTTCAATCCTCCACCTAATGATAATTTTGAAAGAGCTTCAAGATCTATAGAGGTCTTATATACAGGAGCTAAAATACTAGGCATGGGAGATACTATGCTAGAGTGGAAGTTGTCGGAAAACATGACAAGACCTTACGGTGATATTACTAGAGTTAATATGAATTATTGTATTTCAGCTCCTAGAATGTACCAAGGTAGAATAGAATCTATAGTTAGTAGAACAACTAGTTTTGCTGATATGATACAATTGACTCATTTAAAACTACAACAAGTTTTAGCTAGATTAGTTCCTGATGGGGTTTATGTTGATGTAGATGGATTAGCTGAGGTCGACTTAGGTAATGGAACCAACTACAATCCAGCAGAAGCATTAAACATGTATTTCCAGACTGGTACTATAGTGGGTAGATCATTAACTCAAGACGGTGAAATGAATCGAGGTAAAGTACCTATTCAAGAACTTCAAAGTTCTTCTGGTATTTCTAAGATTCAAGCTATGATACAAACGTATCAGTATTATCTACAAATGATACGTGATGTAACAGGATTAAATGAAGCTAGAGACGGAAGTGCTCCTGATAAAAATGCATTAGTTGGTTTACAAAAATTAGCAGCAGCTAATTCTAACACAGCCACAAGACATATATTACAGTCTTTAATGTATCTAACTATAAGATCTTGTGAAAACGTTAGCTTAAGAGTTAGTGACATGCTTCAATTTCCTTTAACTAAGGCTTCTTTATTAAATAGCATAAACGCATTTAACACAGCTACTTTAAAAGAAATAGATACGCTATCTATACATGAGTTTGGTATATTTTTAGATTTAGAACCAGACGAAGAAGATAAAGCTCAACTAGAAAAAAGCATACAAATAGCACTACAAGCTGGTAGTATAAAATTAGCAGACGCTATAGATATCAGAGAGATACAAAACATTAAGTTAGCTAACACGCTTTTAAAGTTTAGACAATCAGAAAATGCAGCTGAAGAAAGAGCAGCTCAAATGGAAAACATACAAGCTCAAGCTCAAGCCAATGCTGAGTCTGCTGAAAAAGCTGCAGCTGCTGAAGTTCAAAAGCAACAAGCCTTAGCTCAAACAACTGTTCAAATAGAGCAGGCTAAGTCTCAAATGGAGATTGAACGTATGGAGCAAGAAGCTAACATAAAAAGAGGTTTGATGGCTGAAGAGTTTAGTTATCAAATGAAGCTAGCTGAAATGCAAGCTCAAGTGACAGCAAAAAAAGAAGCTCAAATAGAGGACAGAAAAGACAAGAGACTACAAATGCAAGGCACTCAACAGAGTGAACTTATAGATCAAAGACAAAACGATCTATTGCCTAAAAACTTTGAATCATCAGGTAATGACAACTTAGATGGATTTGGTTTAGAGCAATTTACCCCAAGATAGGGATTATTAATTTTTATTATATTATATTATGTCAGAAGAAGTAAAACAAGAAGGAGAATTTAAATTAAAACCTAAAGCTCCTAAAATTAAAGGTCAAGGTAATATCGTTGCAGATATAACTAAGATAGATTTAAGTAAACCGCAAAAAGAAGAAACGAATGCCATTCAAGAGCAAGAAACAGGAACAGTGGTTGATGATAAACAAGCCGGAGATATACCAAAAGTGGAAGAACAAGTACGGGAGCCCGGCGAGATTCCTAAAGTTGAAATCAAAAGCGAAGAGTTAGAGTCACCACTTCAAATAATAGAAGATGAAGACGATAACACTGAAGAGATCACAATGGTTGGAGGCACTGAAAGTCCCAACACCTCACAGGAACAAAAAGAAGTACTACCGCAAGCTCAAACACAAGAGTTACCAGAAAACGTAGATAAATTAGTTTCTTTTATGAAAGAAACAGGTGGTACGATAGATGACTACGCTAGATTAAATGCTGATTACAGCGATGTAGATGGCGAGACTCTATTAAGAGAATACTATAAACAATCTAAACCTCACTTAGATTCAGAAGAAATTCAATTTGTAATTGAAGACTCTTTTAATTTTGATGAGGATTTAGACGAAGCAAGAGATATTCGAAAGAAAAAACTTGCATATAAAGAAGAGGTTGCAAAAGCTAAAAGCTATTTGGATTCAGTTAAGGATAAATATTACGCAGAGATCAAGTTGAGACCTGGGATTAATCCTGAGCAACAAAAAGCTACAGACTTTTTTAACCGATACAACGAAGAGCAAGAGCTCAATAAAGCTAACCAAGAAAGGTTCCGTAGCCAGACAGACGAACTTCTCAACAACGAATTCAAAGGTTTTGATTTTAAAGTTGGAGAAAAAAAGTTTAGATATGGTGTTAAAGATCCTGTTAAGGTTGCAGATAACCAAAAAGACATTTCTACATTCATTAAGACGTTCTTAAACGATAAAGGAGAGGTTGTTGATACAAAAGGCTATCATAAGGCTTTATACGCAGCGCGCAACGCTGACACTATAGCACAACATTTTTATGAGCAAGGTAAAACCGATGCTATTAAAAACCAGTTGGCTAAGTCTAAAAACATAAGTACAGAGCCTAGAAAAACACAAGATGGTAATGTATTTGTAAATGGATTTAAAGTAAAAGCGATTAGCGGGCAAGACTCTTCAAAACTTAAAATTAAAACAAGAAAATTTAACAATTAAAATTAAAAATTATGGGAACATTAAACCCAACATTTGGCTCGATTGTACCATCGCAGTCACAACAATTATTACAATCGAACTACTTACAGTTCAACAATAGTACGTCTGACTTTGCTCAGCAGTATCTACCTGAAATCTACGAACAAGAAGTAGAGCGTTATGGAAACAGAACACTATCTGGATTCTTACGTATGGTTGGAGCTGAAATGCCAATGACGTCGGATCAAGTTATTTGGTCAGAACAAAACAGATTACATGTTGCATACAGCGAATGTACTGGAGATAATGCAGCTGGAATACAAATTAAAGCTCAAGCGGGAGTTACTAATGTTATTTCTCCAGGCCAAACTATTGTTGTAATGAACAAGGTAACTGGTTTAGAGTTAAAAGCAGTTGTATTAACTTCAGATCCAGGAACTGGAGCTTTAACAGTAGCGCCTTACACGGCACAAACTCTAGCTACGCTTGGGAATGTCCCGGATGAATTAAAGATTTTTGTGTACGGTTCTGAGTTTAACAAAGGATCTCAAACAACCAACTGGGACGGAGCTGCTGGAGCGATTTCAGGAACTACTAACATTAGTATTGACCCTACGTTTACTCAATTCAGCAATTCACCAATTATTATTCGTAGCAATTACACTATCAATGGATCTGACATGGCTCAAATCGGTTGGGTTGAAGTTGCAACTGAAGATGGAACTTCTGGATACTTATGGTATTTAAAAGCAGAATCTGAA